GTTTACATAGGGTATCTCTAGGGTCACTGAGGTCTGGGTCGCGATATCAATTTCAACATGCGGTAACTGTGTGATCGAGGTCAAATGCGCACAGTGCATGTTGTACCAGGACTTATTATAGGTTCCAGCAACTGGTAGCCAAAATAGTATGTATCTCCCGGATTGGAACTTATCAGCGTTTATCTCAAGGGTAACTCGGGTATCGTAACGGATGGTATAAACATTAGCCATTCGGCTTTTCTTTAAGGAGGAGATCAATTTAGTAACGTCTTCTTTCCAGATGACATTAGTAGTGGTCGTGTCAAGAACTCCTTGTTGAAAGATGGTTGGCTTGGCAAAGAAATCGGGTATAGAGACATTTTCTTGGGAAGTGATCTCAGAGTCAAATAGGGAGGTGAATCCGTCATCGACCGGGTTGGAGATCATTCCTAGGGTATCATCTTTGAAAATGGTTGTTTTTGAATGTTGAATGTTAGTCGCAGTTGTTACTTGGGAGGTTCCCTCTGCGGTGGTTACCTCTTGCTGGTTGGGGTTTAAATCAGACATGGTTTGGTTACTGCGAGACGTTGCGCCTCCTCGCATTTTCTGACTTGGTATGGAAATTTGAACGCAGGAAACTTTTGTTGGAGGGATGCAAGTTCTACTTCATTCCGTTCCGTTTTTGCGAACCAAGCCTTGAGCGCAATCGTTTGGGGAGAGAGGGGGGCCCAAGAGGCCGGTCTCTCCCATGGAGAACAGGGTTGCTCAGCACATGGTGCCCGCTCTACATTCTCCTGGATGGGTTTTACGTCAGGGTAAAAGTCAGATTCCTTCTCGATTGATGCAATCTCTCGTTCAGGAATCAGTTGAGATGAAAGTAAATTTGCGATAAAAGGAAAGTCTTTTTCGAACTTTCCAGTCGAGTTTCCGCCATCATCAATATAAGGCGCCCAATAATCGGGCAACTTCCTCAAAGCTAGATCAGCAGCGAGGTCGAACGCATTACCGATAAAGGCAAGAAACGGTACATCAGAGGTAGAAAGAACTTCTAGTGTGGACATGACTATCTTTGAAGGAACAAGAGCCATTTCTGAAAGTTCTTTCGTAAATTTCATTCCGTTGGTAAAGAATGCCCACTTCCAAAGCTCACTACTCAAGGACTGAGTGTAGATACCTCTGGTTATGGTGGTCATATCTTCGAGAACGGAAAAACGGAAAAGACCTGGCGGAACATAATCGGGTCCTACGTGGGCTAGGATCCGTGGAAACCAAAGGTCCCAGGTTTCCTGGTCGTGGAAAGCAAGTTCGCGGATGGCCGAGTTCGCTCTGTCAAAGATGGTTTCAGGACGGTTTTTAGTGTGATAGCACATCATATTCAATATAACCTCGAGGTCAATGGGGCCATACCATCTTCTGGTTTCTTTGTCAAAACGTGGGTATCTCTTTAACAGTCCTGCTTTCGATGCTGGGAGAAAAGCGGTCAGTTCAGATTCTTTATCAGCTGAACCATATTTGTATCCCATGAGTGCAAGTTGATCACGAAAGGCAAAATTATCAAAGAAATTCGTTCTTTCTGAAACTGAAAACCTGATGTCGTCACCAAGAACCTTGAAGTAAACATCTTGATAGAACTTATCCGACAAGCCATGTTTTGTTGCGTTTGGAATCCTTTTGAGACCCTCCATAATGTAGGAATAGTGGAGGTTC